AGGCTGCTGGATTTAATACTGCAAAATTATTTGTTGGTGTGTCAAGCATCTGGTCATGTGCTGCAAGTCCACTTGTCGTGAAATCATTACCATTTCCAGAACTGTCGTTACCTAAATCAGATGAATCTTCTCCTTTAATGTAAAATCCATTTGTTCCATAACTACCATCATACTCTTTGGGAACCCAAATCCCATTACTATTTGTTTCTCCAAAGTATTCTGGTCCATAACTAATACCATCTAAATAATGTATTTCTGCTAAATATAAACCATTATAATAACTACCTCCAATAATATTACCAATTTGTTGGGCAAATGCTGTATAAGGTGAAGAGGGTGTTCCTGTATAAAAATTTGCATCAGCATTTAATGAAGGATAAACCTCTGTACTAAAACTTGTTTCTCTTTGTCCATTTACATATAATCTTATTCTGTTAGTAGAAATTTGATTAGTAGAATCAACAGTTAAAACAAAATGGTACCAGGCTGCTGGGTCTCGGAAAACTCTGTTTGTAACTAAAGAAATAACACCAAAAGTAGCAATTTTCAATGTATCATCTGATTGAAAAATAAAAGGAACATCCTGTGCAAAAGATATTACATCTTGTCTATCACCTAAATCAGCCCTTTTGCACCAGAATGACCAAGTGGCTGTTTTCTTATTTCCAGCACCTGAAAAGTTTTTATACATAAATGCTGAATCAGCTTGATTAAATCTAATTGATTGGTCTATTGCATATGTACTGTCACTACTTTGTGCTCCTGCACCTGCTAATAAATTATTTTGAAATATTGCCATTATGCTGTACTCACATTTAATGTTGCTACTGCATGTAGATTTGTTGACGTAAATGTAATATAGTCAATTCTGTCACATGCTGAAGCACCTGTTGATAATGTTGGAGCAGTTCCTCCAGGAAACTTATAGTTAGTTCCAAATGATAAAGTTCTGCTACCTGTTCCATCTTGTATTACAAATATACTTCCTGTTTGTCCAGGAACACAATTTGTAGGATTATCTAATGTTCTATTACCACCTAACTGCACTGCAAAGTTTTGACCTGCATTAAAGTCTACTGATATATTTGCACCATCAGTTAAACTTACAATGTCAGCTATTGCAGCTCCATCTACTCTAATTCTTTTACCAAGAGTTGCTGAAGTATTTGCACCTAATGCACTTACATAAACTGATTGAGCAGATACTGTACCTGTTATTGTACCACCTGCTTTAGGTAATTGATTACCTATGCTTGTTGCTAAAGCTGCTGAAGTTGCAACTATTCTTGCAAGATTTACTGAAGCTAAGACTGAAACTGCAGCAATATTAGTATTTGAATTTCCTATGGAAGTTGCAAGAGTTGATGAAACATTTGCTACAACTGTATTAATTGAAGTAATGGCATCTAAGTTTGTTTTTGTAAGTACAGAAACTGCACCTATTACTGTATTTGCTGAAGTAATAGCTGCTACGTTTGTTGCAATGTCAGCTTTATTTACTGAAGTTAAAACTGATACTGCAGCTATATTTGTATTTGAATTACCTATTGAAGTTGCAAGTGCTGCTGAAGTTGTAGCAAGTGCAGTATTAGTATTTCCTATACTTGTAGCTAATGCTGCAGATACTGTAGCGAGTTCAGCACTTGTTGCATAATTACCACCATCACCTATAATACTATTTATAGATGTAATAGCTGCTTTATTTACAGATGATAATGCAGATACTGCAGCTATAACTGTATTTGCTGAAGTTATCGCTGCCACATTTGTAGCTATATCAGCTTTATTAACTGAAGTAAGTGCTGATACTGCAGCTATATCTGAAGCTGTTGGAACTGCTGTACCACCTACAAATACATTTGTTCCTGCATAAACATTAGCTGCTGATACATTACCTGTAAAGACTGCTGAAGTACCACTCACTGGTACTGAAAAAGTTATTGCTCCTTGTGGAACAACTAAACCTGTTGAAACTGAAACTGTACCAAAAGATTGGTTAGGATTAACATTTAATGTACCACTAACTGTAATGGTTGTTGCTGATGCACCATTAACAGTTGCTGCAAGACCTGTTCCTGGTTTAACATGTTTTAATGTACCACCTTCAGCAGAAGGAACATTTGTTAAACCTGAACCATCACCTACAAAAAATGCTGCTGATACTGTACTTACAATTGTTGCATTAGCTGCTTTTAAAGTAGTTGCACTTACAGTTGCTCCTCTTATATCTACTGCACTTACAATTGAAGAAGTAATAGTTTTTGATACATCTAATGTAGTGGCTGAAACTGCTGAAGCACCAAAGCTTTGAACATTACTTATTGTACTTGTTAAAGCAATACCTGTATTACTTGCAACTCCATCATTACTAGTAATAGTAATACCATTACCTGCAGAAAAACTTCTTTTATAAATATTTGTACCTGATACAACTACATAACCTTCACCACCTGATATATCTGCAGTTGCATTTAAAGATGAAACAGTTGCAGTTAGGTTTACACCACCTATTGCAAAAGTACCATTAACATTTAATGTAGAGTTGTTGAGTTGTAAAGGTGAGTCTGCATTGTCACCTGACTGAATAGTCCTTAGAGTAGTCGTAATTCCTTCATTAGCTGAAGTCTTTACTTGCAGTAGTCGTTTATACGAATTTGATATTTCTTGTCCAGTTAAATCAGGCATCTAAATTACTCACTATGTTCCAATCTTGGGTAGTTGCTTCCCAGTTAGTATTTTGATTTTCCCAAGTTGTAAAAGCTTCGCTTTGTGTAGGTCTTGGGTTTCTAATCGTCTCGTCATCTTTTACATTAGGTGCTTTATTTTGGGGATGATTCTTTTCATCATAAGCACCATCAAAGTCAGTAGGGCAAACTAATAAGCCATAAGAGTTTAACTTCATAACATTATGAGGATAAACAAATCCACATACATCACATACTGCTTTTGCTCTTTTACCTACTGCCATTATACACCTATAATTGTTTAAATGGAATAGGTTGACCTAATTTATTTAAAATTAATTCACCATCAACACTACCCACCATTTTCTTTTTACCTCTTACAGAGTACATTACAGGTTTTACTTCCTTACCTTCGTACATTCTTTTTCTATTTTGAGATACTATTCCTTTTTTATTTTTTACTGCCATTATATTACACCCATCTTAGGTGTAATGTAAAGTGATGCACGTTCTTTATCTTCAGTCATTGCAAAGCCAAGTCTTTCTTCGTACTCAGCTTTTAAAAATTTTGCTCTTGCTTCAGTTATTCCTGGTCTTTTTAATGACATATAATATGCTAGACCAGTTGTTAGTGCAGGTAAAAATCTTCTAGGCATATCTGCATTTTGTATTGCAGATTTATTTACGTCCTGCATATAATCAATCTTTTCAATTTTTAGTTTATCAGTATTAACATCTGATAATGACCATAGATGTAATTGTACATTATCACCAAATCTTTTAACTGCATATTGTGAAGGTCTACCTGTTTGTCCTTTGTTAGGAACTTTTAAATATTCTTCATACGATATACGAGTCATTTCTAAATCTGTATTATCTCTATTGACAACAACTTGCATTACGTCACTTACATGACTACCTAAACTTACTTGTGATACACTTGCAGCAATACTCACAATAGTTGTATTTGTTGTCCATAAACAAACACCTCTATTCTGCCAGTCATTTAATATAAGATTAATTGAACGTCTAGCACTTCTTGGTTCTTCACCAAGAGTTACTTCACCACCAATCATCTCAGTAGCTTCCTGTATAACGTCACCTATTTCTAAGTTAAAGTCATAAGTGCCTGACGTATTATTTGTTGTCATTTATTTAACCTCTCATTACTTTACCACCACCACGTAGTGCTTTACCCATACCTCTTAGTTTACCACCAGATTTTTTTTTAAAACTTTGTTTTCTTGGAAGTCCTTTTGGAAGTTCACCAGCTTCTATTAAATTTTTAGCTAAATCTCTAGGGTCAATTGGTTGTTTTTTTTTGTTTGGTTTTTGGTCAACTTTTAATTTTTTAGTTTTTTTAGGTATTTTAATTGAACCAACTCTACGACCAGATTTAAATGGTTCATCTAGTTTTTTAATTTTATCAATTTCATGTTGTATTCCCTGTAACCTCATTTTAGATTCTGCTAAATCATGCATTTCAGCAGATTCATCTGGATGAAATTTTTTATATGCTATCTCTTCTTCTTTAGCTACCTCTTTTTGAGCTTGTTTTTTTAATTTTTGTAATTGTTTTAATGTAAGTTCAAAACCTTTTTTTACTGCAGGCATTTATTTATATCCTTTCCCAAATCCTCGTAAAGCAGCTCCAGTACCTCTAGGTGCACCAACTCTACCACCAGATTGTAATTTTTTAACTTTACCACCATATTTTCTTTCTATAGCTTTTTTTGCACCAGATGCAGTTTCAGTAATTCTTTTAATTTGATTTGCAGCATTTGGACCTGAAAATCTTAAAGAACCTTCATCAATTTGTTGTTTTTCTTTTTTTGCTATATTTTGCATTTTTTTATTTAATCCAGGAATTAATCTTCTTTCTCTTCTAGTAAGTGGTATACCATTTGCTATTTTTTTATTTATGTTAGTTATTTCTTTTTTTGTTTGCACTACATTTCCTGAGAACATTCCTGTTAACTTACCTGAAGAATCTTGAGTTTTAGTATCTGTTGATATTCTTTTATCTTGAGTTTGTTTAATTTTTCCTTTACCTTGAGGAGTGCTTGTAACAAATGTTGTTTCTCTTTTAACTCTTCTATCTGTACCTTTATTATGTTTTTTTAAAGCACTATCATATTTAGCTTGTGTTGGGTTTTTTTGTTTAATAAAATCTTTTGCCCATTGAACACCTCTATCAGCTAATTTTTTAGCATTTTCCATATATGTGGGTATTTCTTTAATTTTAGATTTAACTTTTTTTTTAACAAGTGATTGAACAACCATTATAAACTCCTTTTTTAATATTAATTAACCACGTCTGGCTTTTCCATAACCACGATAGCTACGAACTCTTCCACCCTTATTCATACCAAAGGGATTTCTACTTCTTCCACTATCAAATACAGGTGTTTCAGTTCTCCTTACTTTTTTAGAACCTGTTTTTAAACTTTCTTTTATTTTACCTGTTGCTTTATCAATATATAAATCATCAGATGTTATTATTTTCTGAGAACCTTCCCCTCCAACAACATTATCTTCACCCATTGGTTTAGCTTTAACTTTAGTCATTTGTTGTTTAGGTGTATTTCTACCTACCATTGTGCTTTTATTTCCTAAATCACTTACATCAAAAAGTTCTTTTCTTTCCTTTGGTTTTTTATATTTTCTTGTAGGTAGTTGTGTAAAAATTTTATTAAGTATTTTTTTTATTTCTTTTGTAGTTTTCTTTGCAAACTCAGGAATTTTTTTAACTTGATTAACTATTCTCTTTTTTTCTTCTGGAGTTAATTCTGTAAATTTTTTTCCAAATGTTTTTTTAATTACTTCTTTTACCATTACATTTTATCCTTATATAAACTGTTAATAAATGCAGTACCATCACTTAATCTACCACCAGATTTCTTTTTAATTTTTTTTGGTCTACCACCTTTGTTCATATTCACCTTTATGTCATCGTAGATATTATAATTATCATAGAATGTACCTTGGTCTTTAACTACATCTTCTGCAGCTTTAGTTCTTGCATCTATACTTTCTTCATATTTAAGTGCTTCTTTTTCTTCTTTACTAAGATTTTTATATTCTTTAGCTTTAGCTTCAGCCATTGCTTTACGTTCAGCTTGTTTTTTATTTTTAATTTTTTTTTTAATTTGTTTTAAAGTTAATTCAGCACCTTTTTTTAATACACCCATTATTTTCTCCTTTTGTTTAATGAACCACCCATGTATTTATTTACAACTTCTTCAAGTTCTTTTTGTTTTCTATCTAGTTCTCTTTCTTCAGCAGCAGTAAGAACTCCTGAGCCATGTCTTGCTCTTTGTCTATCAGTTCCAGTTCTTCTTTTTTTTAAAACTTTTTTTTGTCTTTTTAATCTTTTTAATTTATTTTTAGGTTTATTATATTCCTCAAGTGCATCTAACCCAGCATATATACCCATTCCTAATGGATTACTTGCTGTTGCAGTTCTTAAACCAAATCTTGCAGCTTTACTTAATTTTTTACGAATAGGATTTTTTTTTAAACTCTCAGGCATTTTTTTAGTTATGTCTAATTTTTTTATTTGGTCTTTAGCTTTACTATATAAACCTTTTTTCTTTTTCTTTACACCAGGTTTACTTATCTGTTGTGGCATTGAACTTCTACTAATAACCATTAGTTACTCCCATCTACTACTGTATTATCTGCTCCTGCAGGACTTGCAGGTCTTGTCATATCGTCACGTCTAAATCTTCTGGCTCTGTTTCTTACAGTCTGTATTGAAGTTTGATATCGTTGTTCAAACATAGGTACAATCTGAAAGTTCTTCATAAAGATGTACGACTCTACCATACAGGCATTAAACAATGCGTCATAACAAAACTGTGTAAAATAATTAGCAGGTGAAGCTGACGTTAATGTTGTTGGTCTAGTTACATGTACCACTTCACCATTACTTGTTGATGAAGGTGTAGGTGCAATCATTATTGTTGTATTATCTTTATGTGCATAATACTTTGGCTCACCTGTTGAAGCTGACACTGACCAGTAATCTCTTAAATATTCATCAGTTTTTACTAGTATACTTGTCTTTGCTCCATTAATATCTACATTAAAATTCTTTACTATTCTTGTACCAGTTGGTAAGGTAACAATATTATTACCTGATGATACTGCTACTGATGTATAAGTTACTAAACCATAATCATCTAATTCATCTGTTAATCTTTCCTCTGCTCTATTAACAATGTTAGGTATTTGGTCTAAAAACTCTTGAGCATCATTCTCAGTTGTGTTTACTATCTCTGTTGTTAAAGTTGTATAATTTGCCATCTAACATTTCCATCTTCTTCTTGCTGCACAAATTCTTTTCTTTGGAGTTTTTTTACAATTAATGTTGTGCATCTTCATTTGTCCTTTACTTCTTGAACAATAAGATTTTCTTCTTTTTGCTCTTTTCCCTGTAGGTTTTGATTCAGTTACTGCAGTCTTTAATTTAGAACCTGGATTTGCTTTACGATAAGCAGCAACACCCTTCTTTGTCATACCTGCACCTTTACTAGTTGCTAAGAAATTACCTGACTTAACACTAGTCTTAATTCCCATTCCTTTAGATTTCTTCCTAGCTTTTCTAGCCATCTAGCTATCCAATATATATTGTAGCATAAACACTAGGTGTTACACTTACTGTAACATCATCTTCACATCTAATACCTTCATCTGCTAAATAAGTATCAAGTGTACCATTTGCAGGTAATACAATTCTAATTCTTGAAGTAGTACCATTTTTAATTTCAAAAGCACCTACTACATCTTTAATATTAGCAACATTGAAACCTCTTATTCTTGTACCAAAAGAACGAACAGTAGACGTTGCTGCTGCTGTAGTAATTGCTGAATATTCTATTGCTGTTAAGTTTGTCATTTATAATTCCTTCTATATAAAGTATAAAGGGTCTCCTAAGAGACCCCTTATATGTTAGATTCTAGCTGCCACCTGCAGAACCAAAGAATCCTCTCCAATCAGAAACACCAAAAGAGTATCTCTCTCTTGCTTTAAATCTGACGTTACCAGTATCAAAATCTGGTTCCATTTTAGTTTGTAGAGGAACTCTCACAATCTTTTCTC